AGCCTGGCATAATATTCTCATCTGTGAAGAGCTGGATAACTGGATTGAAGGTCGATCTCATCCGAACTTGATCCTGATGGTTCCTCCGAGATACGGCAAAAGCGAGTTAGTCAGCCGGATGCTCCCGGCGTATATCTTCGGTCGATTCCCGGACTCTCAGATAATAGCGGTAAGCTATTCTCAGGATTTGATGATGAGGATGAGCCGGGACAGCCAGAGAATTATCACATCAGAACCATATCAAAAGATATTTCCAAAGACCAAACTGGCGGCATCAGCAGGTACGAAGAGGATCGGCGGCGTTATAATTTCTCAGACCGGTGCACAATATGAGATAGTCGGCTATAAAGGCCGATATATGGCAGCAGGTGTTGGGACGGGTATCACTGGCCACGGTGCGGATTACGGGATACTCGATGACGTTACCAAGGACAGGCAGGCGGCTGAAAGCCCTACTGTCCGGGATAACGTATGGGAGTGGTACACCTCAACCTTCCGCACGAGACTTGAAAAGGGCGCGAAGCAGGTTTTGCTTATGACTCGCTGGCATCAGGAGGATTTAGCCGGGCGGCTGATAAAGCGAATGGAATCAGACCCGGAAGCGGATCAATGGAATATAATTGCCCTGCCTGCCTTGTTCGAGGCCAGCAAATACAATCACCCGAAGGACAACCGCAAGCCCGGAGAGGCACTTTGGCCTCGCAAATACGATGAGAAAGCCCTAAGAAACGCAAAAGCGTCTATCGGGTCGTACGACTTTCAAAGCCTTTACCAACAGAACCCATCGCCTCCAGAGGGGGCAATAGCCAAGCGGGAATGGTTCAAATTCGTTGATAAGCCGCCGGAGGGCTTGCAATGGGTTCGATTTTGGGACTTGGCGGTATCCGGTAACGCCGAGGCGGATTATACCGCTTCGATTAAAATGGCGGTTGACAGGTTCGGTCAATACTATATCGACCAGCCCATCAGGGGTAAATGGGTGTGGCCTACGGCAAAGAAAATACTGATTGATACCTGCCTGTCTGAATCGGAGGTCGAATATGGCATAGAAACAGGCGGGCCTCAGAAAGGGCTTGCCGACGATCTGCTCTACGAAGAAGCCCTTTCAGATGTTAATATCCGGGGTTTCGTGCCGGTGGGGAATAAACTATGCCGGGCGTTAATCTGGTTCGCCAGGCTCGAAGCGGGCCGGATTTCCCTTGTGAGAGGGGCTTGGAACGAGGAATATATCGATGAGGTCTGCCGCTTCAAGGGGGTTGATGGCGACAGGGATGATCAGGTCGATGCAACGTCCGGGGGCTGGAAAATGCTTTCGGATCGGTGGGGCGGCATGGAATTCGTAGAGACAGACGAGGAAGATAAACCGCCCCTGACCGACGAGGAACAAAAGGTAAAGGACGTAAAGGACGCTGAGGAACGGGAGGCAAAACAGGCTAAAGATGAGGCCGATTTTGAGGCGGCGGCGATAGTGGACGACGAGCTTTTTACATGAGGCAAGGATGCAGGCTATGACCAAAAAAAAACCATCGGCCAGACAGATCGAGGCCTATAAATATCTATACATACTCGACGTTGGAACGCATGAGGACGTGGCGGAACTCATGGACTGTCATCGTACCAACGTAACCAGGCTGATAGGGCGGCTCAGGAAGACGAACCCTGAACTGTTTACAGATCATACTGGAAAAACGATTTCTTTCACTTCATCCCACGAAACAGGCATTATCCACAAGTTTTAAGTCTGACATCGGATTCGATATCGAATCTGATATTGGATATCCAATCGGCTTCCAATGTAACATCCGCCCCTTAATAAAAGAGGACCGATGTTTTTTTGGGTTATTTTTTGGGCTGGATATGGGACTGATCGGGACAATAGCGAAGTACATTGGGAGGGGAGTTAACCCGCTTTCATGGTCCATCAGTTCCCTTGTCAGCGGCCGGGCCTATTCTCCTGACGTTTCAACAAGGGCTTTGATTCAGCGATATCAGTCGTGGGTTTATGCCTGTTCGAATAAAAACGCTGTTTCTGTCGCTCAAATCCCCTTGCGGCTATATGCTACCAAGACGGAGGCAAGTGGACGATCCCGTTTTGCGACGGCAAAGGTCGAACGGTCGCAGATCGATTGGCTCCGTGGCAATAAGGCCCTGCATCGACGGATTAACAAGGCGGTTGAGATTGTAGAGGTATTGGAACACCCCTTTTTGACAATGTTGGAGCAAGTAAACCCGTACACCAACGGGTTTGATATGCTCGAATTAACGATCCTTTCGCAGGAGATAACCGGGAATAGTTACTGGGTTATCCGCAGGGGGGCCGGGAATATACCAAAATCGATCTGGCTTTTGCTTCCACAGTACGTCAAGGTAATTCCTGACCGAATGAATTTCATAGCGGGCTATGTGTACAGCGTTGACGGAGTAAACAAGCACAGGCTGGAGCCGGAAGATGTCATTCATTTCAAATATCCATCTCTGAGCAATACCCTCTATGGTCATTCACCGCTAATGGCTTGTGTGATTGCGGCGGATTTAGGCACTTCGATGAATACCTACGAAGCGACGTTACTTAAGAACAATGCCCGGCCGGATATGGTTTTATCTTTACCGCCCGAAACCAAGAATATGGGGAAAACGCAAAAAGAATCGATCCGGGAGGAATTTCAAATCAACTTCGGCAAGTCGAACAGGGGAAAACTCGGCGTACTGACCGGAGGGGCTTTGCTAAAGGAGATCAGCCTTAAGCCGAAGGAAATGGCTTTTCTTGCCGGGCGGAAAGCGTCATTGAATGAGGTCGCTTCCGTCTTTGGCGTGCCAATGTCCAAGCTGACAACCGATAACGTCAATCGGTCAAACGCAGAGGCCGGGGACTATTCGTATCAGAAAGACACGATCCTGCCGAAGTGCCGCAGGACAGAGCAGAAAATGAATGAGGCCCTTTTGCCTCATTTTGATCCCAACCTATTTTGTGCTTTCGATAACCCTGTCCCGAAGGATAAAGAGTTTCGGCTTACTCAGCTGGAAACGAGGATTAGTATCGGCATGACAACGATCAATGAAGAACGGCAGATCGATGGAATGGAGGAGGTCGAGTGGGGCGATGAGCCTAAAGGTCAGAATCAGCTGGAGCCTGTCCCGGCAAAGCCGGATGACGATAAGAAGGGCCAAAAGCTGGCAAAGAAGAAGGGCAAGGAGCTGCCCGTCCCGAAATGGATCGGCGACGAATTGCTTACCGTCCTGCTCCCCTATTTCCGGAAGGTCGAAAATACTATTGTTTCGAATATCCCTGTAGATTTGAAATCAGTTAAAATCGGTGTGGATGATGCGTTGAGTGGTTGGTTCGATATTGTGGCTTGGAACGTCGCTCTCGATAAGGAAATCGCTCCGCAGGTCGAGGCTATCTTTCTCGCCGGGGGAAAAACTGGCATAAGTTCCGTCGCTCAGGATGTTTACTTCGAGCCGAAATCGCCGAGGGCAGTAATGGCAATCAATACACGGCGGGCCGGGGCGGTTCAATCTGTAAACGGCACGATTGCTAAGAATCTCAGGAAAAGGATCGGTGCCGAGCTTGCCGAAGGTCACGGCGGGCGGGCATTACGGAAATCCGTCCGGGGGTTATTCAAGGACTTAAAGACTTACCAGGTCGATGCCATCGCCAGGACAGAATCGTTGTGGAGCTTCAATGCCGGAGCGCTCGAGGGTTATAAGCAATCGGGGATGGTTGAGGGCAAGGAGTGGGTACTTACTCCTGACGATCGGTTATGTGAGTTCTGCAAGGGCATGGCGAATCAGGTTAAGAATCTCGATCAGCCATTCTTCTACAAAGGCGACGAATGGATGGGTATGAAATTGGACTATTCGGATATAGATCACCCGCCATTGCACCCGAATTGCTTAACAGGCGACAGTCTCGTATCTCCCGCTGGTGATATTACGGCGGTTAGTAAAAGGTTTTACGATGGGAAAGTTCATATTATCAAGACAGCCTCCGGTCGTGAATTGGCTGTTACGCCAAAACACCCTGTATTCAGTGATAATGGGCTTGTCCCTGCGAATTCGCTCAATGTAGGCAGCTACGTTATCAGCAGTGGTTTCGAGGGAGAACCCTTTCTCGATTGGCAAAACACAAATAAACCAGCCCTGGTTGAGGATATAGCGGAATCGTTCTTCGCAAATCCGAGCGTGATAACCATAGAAGTGCCAATAACCTCCCCAGATTTCCACGGCGACACAATCGGAAGCAAGGTCGCAATTATAGGCACCGATAGCCTTTTGGTGGATAGTGTCAATCCCTCTTTTTCTGAGTTCTGCCTGCAATTCCAATTCAAGAAGGGAAAAATTAAAAGGTTTCTTCTCGACCGTTTGGGCGTGTCGGCATTTAGACTCCCAAGAATGGACAGAGCCTTTGACTGCCTTATGAGCCGCCTCGACCTGCTTTATTCGCTGCTCATCGGACATTTGAGACCATTTGATGCTCTCAGCCTCGCTTTGTGTTCTGGGCCTGATTCCGGCCCTGAGAAGTCGGACACGGACGCAATTTCTACTGATACTAAAATGTTTAGCAATCCTGTTTTCCGACCATCCGGCGATATAATTATTGACGATAGTTCTGCAAATTTCTTCCGAGATAAGATTCTTCATATTGGTACCTCCCAGTACAGTAATTATATTTACAATTTAGAAACAACCTCACATTACTATATTGCCGGAGGAATTGCAAGTCATAATTGTAGATGTGCCATTGTCCCAGTTTTAAAGGAAATGGAATATGAAAGAGAATTATCAAAATAAGGGGATTTTCAATGCCGCTAACAAAAAAACAATTCGTAGCAAAAGCGACAGACACGAACGACCAAGAAAGAACGCTAACCGCCGTAATATCGACAAGTGCGATTGACCGGGATGGGGAGGTTTTGAATCCTAAAGGTGTCGTCCTTAAGGCGTACATGAAAAACCCCGTTGTTTTGTGGGCTCATGATTATTACGATACGCCGATTGGCAAGGCGTTATGGATCAAGAAAAACGCCGATGAGATCAGAGCGAAAATCCAGTTCGCCAATACAGAAAAAGCAAAAGAGGTCTATGACCTGTACAAGGGCGGATATCTCAAAGCGTTTAGTGTCGGTTTTACTGTCCTTGATGGGCATACCCCCACCGATGAAGAAATCAAAGAACGCAGGGATTTAGCTAATGCCCAGCGTATTTTCTCGAAATGGGAGCTTCTGGAATTTTCCGCAGTCCCGGTCCCGGCTAACCCGGAGGCATTGGTACAAGCTCTAAAGACCAAGGCGGTAAAAGTTGCCGAGATCAGAGATGATTTCGAAGGGCTTGACCTGAACGAACCAGAGGGAGAAATGGACACAAAAGGATATGAGACATTCTACCCGGACTTGGATGAAGAGGCAGAGGGCCATCAAGCGGCGACGGTTGAGGTCGTTGAGAATCAGATCGAGGTTAAGGTTGTGGCT